CTGATAAAAATCTGTTACGAGGACCTGAAAATAGATAGCTTTCTTCTCCTTCTTCCGTCTCATACGCTTCTGGTGCTAACATTTCAGCTATACTATTTGTGATTTTTCCTGTAACAAACATTACAACGGCCTTTTTAGCAAAGGGAAGTATAGCAGCAAAAGCTTTTCCAAGAAATGCAGAAACAAACCCAAAGATTGCACCCGAAGGAGCTACGCTTAATATAACATCTCCCTCCTCAAGAGGGAATAGGGGTCCGTCATCATCGGTTAAATATTTTCCAGCATGATAAACCCTTATATCTAAGTCTTTGTCTAGTAGAGAAATTACATAATTTTTAAACTCAGGCCTATTTGCACTTATACCTTTGATTACATCATGAAGACTTTCAGTATCCAGTACTATTTTTTCTCCGAATTTTTCTTTCATCTCTCCCGTAAAAAATATATTTCTTTTCATTATGAATTCTCTAAAATTAAGTCAAAATTTAGTATTACTTTATTATTTGAATTTTGATTTGACGTTGCTCTAAAGTCTATGTCTGTTTTCTCTTCTAATCTAATCGGAGCAAAGAAATCTTGAGTTATGGTAGTTTCTAAAATAGACATTTCGCTTTTTAATCTAAAAACCGATCCAAAGTCTCTGGTAAAGAGTTCAGCTAAAATACTATCGTTATTGCCGCAGCCTACAGTATATCTAACTAGATACCCAACTTTATCCCTAGGTATTGTATAAACGGCCATTAGAGTCTGTGCCTTTCCTGCATCTACTTTAGCTACTATAGTTCCTGCATTACTGCCTGCCCTAGCATAAATGGCTGCAGAATTTACAATGTCAGCTTTCATCCTAAAAATTCTAGAAAAACTTTGAGCACTGTTACTACCTATAGCAACTGTTTCTGTGTATTCGTTATAGTCAGTATCTAGTCCTGAGATTTCAACATTTCCTACATCAGTTCCTGTTATGTATATAGTATTGGGAAAAGATGCCCAAGGATACAAACCTCCTTCAGACCAAACAGTTTCAGCCGATGTTCCTACTGCAGGATTTGATCCAAACTTATGTAAAGAATCTAAGTATGCGGGATGGGTTGATCTTTTTCTACTAATGTCCAATCTAGTGCTCATTATTTCTCCGGATAAACTACTGTGAGTTTCATTTTTGGATAACTAAAAATCCAATAAGGTATTTGTAACGCCTTACAAGCCTCGATATCTTTAGGGCTAGGCTTGCTGTCGCTGTCCACATGATTGTGGATAATTCCTTCTATATTAGAGTAAAGCATATGATATACGAATACGCTTTCTTCTATCTCAAAAGAATCTTCAGGACTTTCCGATATATTTTTAGAGGGAATCCACTCTAAATGTCCTTGTTTATTTTTTATTACTAAGCCGCAGCCCTCCTCAGGGTACGCTGCATCAAAGTGTCGTTTAATTGAATCTAAATCTATCATCGCAGTAGTTTCTTTGCTAATCCTGGAAACCCTCCGAAAGGAAGAGTTTTCGTAGTATCTGTTGTAGTATTGGGTACAGTACTGGCTGCAGAGCCAAGAGGTTTGATGCCATATCTAATTGCACATGAGTTTAATTTTTTACCGCAAACATCTCCTAAAGTCCAGAAAGCATTAAAGCCAGGAGCTTCTCCCGTGATAGTATTGGTTACTTGCCATACTTTTCCGTCAGAGTCTCGTACATATTCATTGTGTTGGGTATCTTCAAAACTATAGTAGGTAGCTGATGCATTATAGGCATCATATACTCTTACCCGTCTAAAATTAGAGTTTGTATCAGACGGAGTTCCTGGAGAAGCTGTAGTTGTAGCAGCCTGCCAGTAGTTATCTACAGTAACAGAGCTAGTAGCTCCATTAGATGCAAGTCTAGTCTCCGTACTTGTAGTTTTGTATAAAGTATTTTCTGTAACGGATCCACTTGTGTAAGTTGTAAAAGTAACCGAGGAATCAACTATAGGCTCGTCTTCTACGTTAAAATAAACTCTATAAGAGATTCCACCTACGACCCAGTTTCCTGCATCAGGCCAATAGCAAGCAGAGTATTCAGGGCCTATATTTGGTAAGTTAAGTCCCTTATACACCCAAGAGCAAAGATTAGCAGTAGCCCTTCTATTAGGTATAGTTATTCCTTGAGTATCAAAGGGGCTTGTAAGCTCATATGTTATGCTTTCTCCTTGCAGACTTGTTATACTCTCTATTAGATATGTTGATTTGGGAAACTCGACAGGAGGGTTTCCTACGCCGGTATCTGCAGACCCTCCGTTTAAGTATTTTGCGAGTGTAGCTCTAATAGTTACTTTTTTCCCTACTAAATCTCCGTAGTTGTAAATGTTTGCTGATGCAAGATCTGAAGATAAAGTAGTTGCAATAACACCTATACTTAGAGAAGGTCGCTCTGGAGACCCCATCGAAGTTCTACTTTCTCCGGAGGCTTTTATGGGCATAGCAGTATACGTTACTTGGCTATAAGGACTATTGTAGTCATACCAAGTAACATTTGCTAAAGAACTAGATACGCCGTTGTGGTATCTTAAAGTGACTGTAGAGCTAGCCTCTATATCATAAAAGTAAACCAGCGAGCCTAGCGATTGCTTAGCAGAATCTGTTGCTATTAAGTTTGTCATGATTCATAAACTCTTCTAAATGTTGCCGAACAAGTATAAAACTCTGAATTCATAAAAGTAGTATTGTAACTATCGCATACAACTTTTATAGTAGTCTCATTACTAAGTCCATTTGTATCGGGTACTGTAAAATCGAAAGAAGTTATTCCCTTTTTTACTGAAAAGAAACTTACAATATTATCAATCTCTGATTTCTGTCTACTGCTAAAAGTAACAGAATATTGTTCTCTAAGCGAGTTTATTCCATTAGCAGCGCGCTGTTCATACCCGTCCCCGAATTTTGCAAGTAACACTTCCGGATCACTTTGACGCCTCATGTCATTGTCAGGAATTACCTGTATGTCTCCGCCTGTTTCGTTATAACTCTCTGCTTGTGGTATAGTAAATCCGATCGCCATATTATTAACTACCTATTAAGAAGTCCGCCTTCTCTTGTTTGAATTAGTAACTCTTCTTGGATAGCCTTTGAAATTGCTTCCCCAAACATTCTACCTTTAACCTCAGAATCTCCTCCAGTATTACTAGTAGCATTTCCACTTTGATCTATATTTACATTAACAGATACAGTATTTACCGTAGAATTTGAGCCTTGCATCTGTACAGGGATCTTCTTGCCGTCAGGAAGAGGAACTACTGCTTCTGTACCGTGTAAAATAGCAGGATACCCTGAGTCTCTGCCTTTAGCTATTCCGCCTCCGGAGTACATTTTATCGTAATGTCCTCCTCTAGCAGAAACAATCCCTCCATTTCTAAAACCAAGAAACGAAGTGAGTCCACCAAATATAGACGAAATTACTCCTGTACCGCCTCCTGCACCTCCTGCACCTCCTGCACCAAACATAGTTTTTAGTCCTCCGCCTCCTGGAAACAGAAAAGACATAAACTTGTCTGAAAAAGCCTTCATGCCTGATTCTATCTTGGAAGCGTCCATAAAGGAGGAAACTAAAGCATTTGTCATAGCATCTTGTAGGGTAGTTGCAAAACTATCCACAAACTGAAGGATTGCTCTACTACCCTTACCGCCTTGAGCTAGCGTCGTGAATACGTTTGACAGCCCGTCCCTCGTTGAGTTAACCAAGTCTTGAGAAGCTTTAGCTTGAATAGATGCTTGATATACAGCTACTTGAGCTCTTTTCTCTAAATTCTCCGCTTCTAGTAGCAAATTATCTTTTTCGAATTGTTTTAGATTTTGCTCTTGTGCTTCTCTTCTTTTTGATTCTGCTTGATTTCTAAACCCTTCCGCATCTAAATTGGCGCTACGAATACCCCCTAGTGTAGAATCTTGAGGACCAAGCTGACTATCCAATCTCCTGCTTTCAAGTTGTAGATTTTTTGTTTGTATTCTACCTAAATCTTCTTGTAGCTGACGCTGTCTTACTAATGCTGCATTTTGATTTTCTACTGCAGTTACCTGAGCTACAGCTACCTTAAGATTGCTATCTGCTATGTCAAAAGCCCTTTGTCTAGCAGCTGTGCCATCATTGTTAAAATCTGCTTCTTCTCGCAAAACGGCTGCTATACGCTCTTGAGCTACTGCTCTTTGAAGGTTTATATCTGCAATCTTTTTCTCGCTTCCCTCTATACTGGTATCAATCAAAAGCTCTTGAGCCTTTAATGTGTTCATTCCTACCTGGGCTTGAGTATCAATTTGAGCTTTTCTTTCTGCAATATCTAATAGCTCTTTTTGAAGTGCACTTTGCTGGACTGTTATGCTCAATCCTGCTTGTAACGAATTAACTTGCTCCTGAAGCAGATCTGCTTGATTTTGTGAGTCCTTAGTCCCTGCTAGTCTAAGAGTGCTGATTCTTAGTTCTTTTTCTACTATAGACTCTTTCGAATCGAGTATTTTATTTTCTGTTTGAAGCTCTATCTTTCTTTTTTCATTATCTACAGTATCTAAAAACAGTCTATTGATTTCTGTATTATTTTGTATCCGCTTCTTTTCATTAGCAAACTGGCTCTTATAAAAGTTGTCATACTTTGCACTCATCTTATCTATTTGAGTAATAAAAAAGTTTGGATCTGTTATTTCAAGCCCTGGTATTCCACTTTCTAGAGCGCTTTGCCCAAACAGCTTTTTTATGGCTTCTTGGCTAGGCTGTCCCATTTCGACGTTTAACCGCGCTTCGTCTTCTAAACCCGCCCTTATATCTCGTAAGTTTTGTCTAACTGACTTAAAAGGATCTTTTCTGCTTAATTCATTTGCACCTTCTATGACCGTTTTATAAAATTCATTTGCACCATCCTGAGCACCCTTCATTATAGGTCCAAAGTTTGAAACATCTTTTAGTGCCTCGCCTACAGCAGCATATCCACCTGATCTTAAGTTGGTAGTAATTTCCCTAATACGTTTCAGGCTCTCTTCAGTTTGTTGTTCTTGTTCGAGTATGTCTGTTAGGTCTGTATGTAAAGCAATTAGCTCCTCATACGCCTTACTAACCCTAGGCACTGTTATTAGTCCTGAATCTTTTAATACGTTTGCATTTAGCTCTAAAGTTTCATTTAGTTTTTGTAATGCCTTTTCTTGCTTTTCTGACAAGTTTATTTGTGCTAAAAGAGGTGCTTCTGCCTTTGCTGCATCCTGGTAAGCAGCTATAATTCCTGCCGGATCCCCCGCAGAAACACCAGAAGCTACATCTACCATAGAGTTATTTATGTCTCTAATCTTTTGTAGGCCGTCTATCGCCTCGCTAATATTATCAATCATAGACTGCGGTATTATACCTTCGCTTATATCTGCAAAAGACTGACTACGTAAATAGTTTGAAGCAGAAAGAACTCCTTCAGACCCAGAAAGACCACTAGCTACAAGTGCTGCACCTACTTTTTCTATTTCTATTCTTTGTTTCTCTAAAGATGAAGTTGTGTCTTCCAGACTTGCGTTAAAAGCTGCATTTGCATCTTTGGACCTAAAGTAGGTAAATGCTAGCTGACCTAAAGTGAAAATAAGA